ATGACAATGATGATAAATTAAAAGAATATAGAAAAAAATATTATAAAAAAAATAAAAGACTAATAAATAATATATTAAGTTGGAGAAGCGTATTAAGAAACACTCAAATTAGAATGGGTACAGATAAAGAAGGACATACAATAGATATATTAGGATATAGTGCATTAGAACTTAAAAGAATATATGATAAATTTATTTACACCTGGTATGTCCTGGGATAATTATGGTGAGTGGCATATTGATCATAAAAAACCAGTATCATCTTTTGATAAAAATGAAAAAGTTTCAGTTGTTTGCGAATTAAAAAACCTTCAACCACTTTGGTCAACTACAAGAATAATAGATGGTAAAGTATATGAAGGTAATCTAAATAAATCAACAAAGTATTGATTTATAATTATTTATATATTATGCAAACCTTTACCATCATTTGCGCTACTCAAACTTATCATTCTTGGTACTTCTTGATTATTCTTTTTTTGATAAATTACATTTAATCCACCTGCGATTCCTCGTTTACATATTTCAGAGAAATATGGAAATGCAGATGCATATTTTTTCTCATTAAATAATTTCCAATTCAGTAACATCATCATAATACCCTGCTGCATACAATCATACTTATCATCTGACGTTTTATATTTTCTATCAAACTTTTTGATCATTTCTTCTCCTATTAGAATAATCATTTTTTCTGCTTTTCTTGTTAATTTTCCTTTACCTTTACTAATCAAAATTTCGAAGTAAAGATCAGTATCGTCTATGTATTTTGCCATTTTGTATTATGTATTTTTTGTTTTTTACGTGTATTATAAATATATATGGGATAGAGTGTATGATAATGTATAATTAATGCCTGTTGTAGATTTTTTAATGCCTTAGAATTTAGTTATATATATTTATGATTTTTTATAGATAACTAATACTGAAAAGTTTGACAAAAAACATAAAAATCTATAAAAAAATTTAAAAAATAGTATTTTATCAATTTTTTTTATTAACTTTCAAGTTTTTTGTTTTTAATTTTGTATTAAAAAAGGATATCACAAATTGTAATATCCTTTTTTTAACTTAAATATTGTTTTGATTATAAAATCATTCTTCTGGCTTTAACTTTTTCATCCTTTATTTTTTTCATATTTTCATATAAATCATGTTTAGAAATCAATAGTTGTTTAAATGTTTCTTTTAATGCCTCATCTTCATTAACTAGATTTTCGTTTTCTTTTAATAGAGTTAATCCTTTGTCTATTTCTTTAATTGATTCTTTAATTTCCATTTCTTTATCTTCCAATGATCTTAAATATTTAACTTCTTTAGATATTTTATTTTCTAAGAAACTAGATAAATCATAATCCAGTTCTCTTTGAATATCATTAATTAAATCATTTGCTGAATTATATTCATAAAATGCTGATCCTGTTCTAGTATCATTGTTATAAACATACATTTTATCTTTAAAATTTACAACATAAGTTTCTAACCAAGGATGTAATACATTTTCTAATTTTAATGCGATATCTAAATCAACAAATTTGTCCAAATTTTGAGCTGTGGTTGTTGATAACACATAAAAATCTTTTTTCAACCAAGGAATTATTTTAGAATTAAATAGATTTTCTAAAGTAGTTTCTTTATCTAATTTCTCTTCGTTTAAAAACACATCTTTATCAGATTTTGTTGAAATACTTAGAACTAAATTTTCATCTAATCTAAAAGAAATTTTATCTTCTTGAATATCACCAATTTTCATGACTTTTTCTAAAATTCTAAATTCTCTAATTTTTTCAATATCTGAAATATTATCTTCTAAAAGTGTTTGTTTAATTTCATCTTGTGAAATTAAAAACCAACGATCTTTCATAAATACTAAATTACCATTGTCTGTTTTTTCAACTAATGTAAATACCTTTGATGCCTTACCCGAATTTACTAAATTTTGTCTTTGAATAGGATTATTCATATAACCGCTCAAGAACAATTTAACTTCTGGTATCCAATCATGAATAACCAATTCATTCATTATTGTACTCATTTTAGAATCATTATCTTGAATATTTATAATATTAAGAATTGAATTCAAAGCTGGACGATATAACTGACCATAATTTTTTCTTTCAATTTTTTTGTATAAATCTTTCAAATTATAATTCACTGGTTCACTTTTAATTTCATCTTCTAATGCTTCAACCAATATTTTAACTCTGGTATCCCAAGCATATCCTGCTAAATTTTCTTTCAAAGAACCAACAAGTTCTTTTTCTGAATAATTGTCATAATTGCTAATATATCTCTCAACAATTACATTTAATTCATAATCTTCAATAGGTAAATCCTTTTTGAAATTGAATAAATCATACTTTAACTTTTTCATAGTTTTTTATTTTTATTTTTTATTTTCACTTATTTTCATAGTTATCATAACACATTTTGGTGTTATATTTGTTAATTTGTATTTACCAGTATAGTATTTAATAATATCTTCTAATATGTGGTTATCTAAAATCAACCCTTTTTCCATATCTGAATAACCAGAATCACTTAATATATTCTTATTTATTTTTTCATTAAATCAAAATCAACATTAGGTGCTGCTTTTTGTACATCGTACCATCTTTTAGCAAAATCTATCAAAAGATCTGGAAATTCTTTTTTTATATATGGATGTGCAGTAATAAAATATGTTAATATACTAGT